GCAATTCGTTAGAATTGTACTGCGTAGCGATGGAGATTGTTCCGAGAGCCATGTTCTGGGCAAAGTTGCTAGAAGTGGTTTCGAAAGTCAGAATCGCGCCGTGCAATTCCCACTCAGTGAAGTGGTTAGCAACAGCTGACAGCCATGGGAATGATTTAACATCCGTTGGCTGCAACCGGTACTGTGTCTGACTGAATGCAGTAGGCTCGGATGGGGCGGCTAGATCACCAATGAACTCGCGGCGCTGCATTCGGATAGATGCCGCTCCCGAAGGAGAGAAGGACATCTGATCCGGCCGGAGGACATTCCCGTCACGGATGAGGGAATTTTTCTTGACGTTGTAGTCACCACGTCCTGTGAGATGAGCGATTAGATCACCAGCGGCCTGGCCAGGAGCGCCTGCGATAGATGCGCCGAGCCGGCCGAAGGTGCCTTTTGGAATTCTCGCTAGCTGTCGATCAGCCCATGCCTTAGCTTCGGAATAGTAGTCGCCGCGCCCTTGTACGCGTTGATTTTTCCGACCGATCGTGAGGCCTCCCTCGGACATTAGGTGTTGCTTCCAGCGGCGTTCTTTCTCGGCAGCTGGAAGAGCCTTTATCTTTGGTTTAGCCAAAAACTGTTGTCTAGTTAAAGTCATGTTTCGAATGTGGTTTGAAGTGAAGTAGGATATACGTCACGTGCGGAGAGGGTCGAAAATGATATTTCACAATTTCAAGCCCCCACGCCGCCACCGCAGGGTACGATTTTATAGTTTTACGCCAGATATCGAGAAACTAGCATGAGGCCCGCGACTTATTGGGACCGTGGTTTATGTACATTCCAATGTTTGAGTACTTCAGCCTCAATCCGATCGCGTTTCTTTCGCCGTTCGTTATTTACATCGGCGGGATCGGAGGGTACATTTTTGGCGGCACGGTATTCTTCGAGTAAGTCTTTTGCTTCGACCAGCTTCAAAAACTCCTTTTGTTCCTCTTGGCTACGTTTGTGACGTTTCTTCTTACCATTTGGAGGTGTTTCTGATTCTGGCGCACAATCTTCTGCTAGTTTTGGATTCCACTTGACTGACTGCCGAGGCTTGACAGGAGGAGGATAATCCAACATGTGAGTTGTGTCGTTGACGCCTTTCATAGCAAGCGTGACTGGACCTACAGCCTGCATTTCCTCGTACGTTGGCTCAGGATGTTCCCAAAGCAAAGGACAAGGGCCTTCACCGTCTTTGAGCCAAGCATTGAACTTACTCCAATCGAAGCCAGGCATCTCGATCTCGAAGAGTTCTTCAAAATCGCCTTTATCGTTGTGGAAAGTCGCTGCGGTCTTCAGAGCGGTGACAGCAAAATACGGGTGCAGCCCAGGATACTTAAGGATCTTGGCGCCAAGGTTTTGTATGCAGTTTTCTTGTTTCTTCCGAGCGTCCTTAATGATCTTCTCTGACCACGGGCCGAAGAAATCACTGTTCCTGTCCGTGACCTGTAGACAGATCGCTTTCATGATTATGGTTTCTTCAGCGGTGAACTCCTCAATATTTAAGAGGGTTGTGTGCAGTTTGGAGATGGTACGCAGGGGAGATTGTGTGCTAGATCTACTTCCACCGATGGGGTCGAAGTAGTGACGGCCGAGGAATGGGATGTATTTCTGACTTGTTGATGACTTAACAAGGAAACCCAGAGTCTCGGCCGCTTGATCGCAAGCAGCGGGAGGTAGGTCGGCTGTGATTCCGTCGTCACCGGAATACACACCGAGGTTTTCCCACGCATCGGTAGCGTTCTTACCGGAAATGCGTAGGGCAATAAAGGCGAATAAGCCAGTCAACGGTGTGTTGCCAAGGGTGGTGAAGGGACTTCCACTACCTCTGGAACCGTTGAATTGATGTGGTTCGCGTTTCGTGCCTTTGTCGCCGTACAAAACGCGCCCATGGTAATCGGTATAATGCCAGTCTTTGATGATGTCGTGCCACTCCTTATCAAAAAGTTGAAGGAGCAACGCTAACTCGATGAGGCGTTTGTTCTCATCGATGGTTGCATCCTGGGCACTGAAATCTGTGTCGGTGATAGATACAGCTCCACAACAGACTCTCAAGACTGCGTTGGTCGTTTCCGACGGATTCAAACCACAAGCCATCCATTGACATCTCTTCATGGCGGCAGCATACGCTAAGGAAATGCGCCCGCCAAGGGCTTGGGTTTCCGCTGGGAAACAACAGATTCCACGGGCGGCTTTCGCCGGATTCGGCAGCACCTCTCGTTTCATGAAGCCTTGTCGATCATCAAAATTATGAATGTCGTACACTGGTAGGACTTCGTTAAATTTGTTGAGTTGATTTTTGCTCCTTGTTTCGATATATTCTTGTTCGCTGATAGGTTGAAGGAAACCTTTGATTTCTTCGCCGAGTACCTCCTTGCGGATGCGGTCAGCGAATTCATTTATATACATTACGGTCTCCGGTGTGAACCTCGAGTCAACTTTAGCAGCTGGATCTTTCAGGCGGCGTTTGACAAAATCTCTAGTCTGAGCTTCGGATCTTGCGTGGATATACGCAGCGCCTGAGACGACAGGAGGCATAGCACCATGTGCCATAACTTCCTTGATCGTTTCACCGTTGGCCTTAGATTTATCGTCTTGTCTGATGATCGTAGGCATAGGGTAAAAACCATAATTGCTGGAATAGCTGAAAGGGTCTTCACCATTAGTGATAATGGCGATAGCGACAGCAGCGGCGACACGGGAAGCTTCGTCCCCTTCCGACTTGGTGCTAACCCGAACATTCGAAATGCTCGGGGCTCCTTTATCGGTTGATAGGGTCTTCGCCATGTCAACGACTTTATCGTCGAGATGATGTGCTTCATATGAACCCAGATATGAAACAGAATAGCCACTAGGTTTCTTTCGCCGTTCGGCTAAGATCTTGTGACCGCCTCCTTGACTACACACGAGTGGTGTGCGCGGTCGGAGGTCTGCATCTGAAAGAAATGGGCGTGCAAGGGCAGCGAACCCCCTAAATTTACAGTTTGGTACGATTACCACGATTGAGCGATGCTCACCGACGTCGATTCGTGTTACTTTGTGCGAAATGGCAATTGGTGTATACGACCAGAACAGTGCAAGAAGAAGCACCGAAAAGATAGCAAACCAATGTTCGAGAGTCAAAGCGTCAGGCTGCACGGTCCATGGGTACTGAAGAGTTATGTGGCTCAACATAATGTACGGATGCCTCATCCCTTCGAACAACGACAACCAAGTAGGTGACATGCCGTAGCCGTTGACTAGTTGCCAAACGGTGTCGGTATAACCATCATAATTGGTAAAAGTGTTGACTGTAGGAACGGGGTAGTACAAATGTTGCTCGAAAAACTTCAAGTACCCGAATGGCCCAGCATTGATGAGTGACTGATTATGTACACGGTTTGTGTAGACATTGTAACAGAAGATGACGGCAGCAAAGGTGATGAAGAAGAATGTTTGCCAGGTAAATTGCATTGCGTGGGAATGCGTTACGAGACAGTCTCCTTCGAATCTCCAAAGCTTGTCGCGATAGGAATCCGAGCCCTCGACGGTAGTTACAAATTCACCATCCTCCTCATAACGAAACAATAGTTCGTCGGATTTACCAGCAACCTCATCGGGGTTCCAGGTATAGAGGTAATGAATATTTCCATCTGAGAGTGTTGCGTTAGCATCATTGAGATCTTTATGTGTAAACGTGTCGATGTGAGTGACTAGAGATCCTGGACGGATACTCTCGTACTTCAAATTATCAGCAGTGTAGGAACAGGCGTCTTTGGCGGACATGATAGTCCGTGTGCCATTGTAACCACGTTTGGCTCCGCGTCGGGACATTTGCTCGTCATGAATAGGTAGTCCGAGCTTCTTAGAGATAGCGTGGGCCATGTTCACAGCGGCGAGTCTACGCTGGGCGGCGTACTTGTGTGGGTTACCCTCGGCAAGGTACGCCTTGTCGAGCATGAAAGAATCAATGGTGAATAAATCGCGAAACTCGGAAGCCTCACGTTGGATTATGCCGTCTTTGCTCTGAACGGAATGGCGGATAGTGATCGGAGGATACAACCAATCG